CTACTATCACCCTCTTGTCCTGCGTCAAAGTCAAACATAGATGAACTCGGGTGGTCTCCGTGAGAACCACTATCTTCTCTTTTAACAATAAAGCCGTTGTTCGGGTAATCTGATGATGAGTATATAAAGTTATTTACCAAGTCAGTTACATTTGCTCTAACATCTTTTTTATCAAATGTTAAATCGTATGATGTAGAAACTTCATATTGTCCTGTGCTTGCTGTAAACCAAGCACCACCATCAGTCAATACTGAACCTGTTACCCAAGGCGTTTTTGCCTCGTGGTCTCTATATTGATAAGTTGCTCCGTCATCTGTTACGGGGTCGTGGTCAAGTTTTCCTGTTCCTTGTTTCCAACTACCACTAACCATATAAATGTGTAGTGGTTGTTCTACTTCAACTTCTTCAGAAGTTGCGTCAAATAAATTTAAATAATACTTTGCAGTAGAAGGTATTTTTCCGTCAACAACTGATTGTGAAATGTAAGTTAAGTCAAAGTCAATCAATATTCTTGATACATTTCCTACCGTACCGTTATTGTTTACAACTTTATTAACCTCTAATATTTCATCAATACCTGTATTTCTTGATGCTGTTGTTCCACCTGAATAAAGTGTTGTATCTCTTTTACCGAATTCAAAATAATGCATTATTTATCTCCCACTACTCTACCCTCAATATCTGTATTAGGGAATTTAAGTTCAAATATACTTGGGTCTAATGATGGATATACAATTCCGTCTTTTGTTGCGGATATCATATCATAAGTGTTTCCACTATATCCCTCACCTGATAAGTATTTATTTTCAATAACTATTAATTCTTTGTTTGGATTATTTTCTGCTGGTGGAACTAATGATACCACACCATCACAAGTAGAAATCTGATATGCTAAATCACTCAATATGATTGGTTGGTTCATTTGCCACTTTTCAATAGCAAAGAAATCTTTTACTTTTTGTATCGTTCTAAACAACACATCATTTTTATTATATCCTCTTTGTGTGATGATATTATATTTTACACTAAAATTAATAATGTATCCGTCTTTAAGATTAATAGCATCTGTTAACAATCTATATTGTGATAGATATGTTTTTATATTTTGTTTCACCGCTGTATTTAGTCTTGTTAATTCTTTATTAGAGTTATAACCTAATAAATACATATTTAGTGCTAATGGATTTTTTACCGCTGTGCTATTCTGTCTTGTGTCAGTTATAATTCCATCATTAACCACTAATTGTCCTTGTGCTTCTAATTGTTCGTCTTGAACAATATATGCTTTTGCTACATTACCATATTTTTGTGGTAAAGAATAAACTCTTGTTATGTAGTCTGCTTTGGTTACCGCTCTATTCTGTGAATTAAAATATGCAGATGCGTTTTGTTTAATTTCTGTATTGGTTTCTGTTGATGAACCACCTGATGCTGGCTCTTCATTATTTACGGTAAGACTTGCTTCTACCGTATCTAATGTATCACTATTTAGTCCTGTTGTAGAATTTGTATAAGTTAATCTGTTGAAAGATTGAATAGTGTTTGAAGCTACATTGTGTTCAACTGCACCACCATAATTATAAGTCACGGTAAGTGTCGTATTACTTGGAGCTAATCCAAATGTTCTTGTTTTTAAGAAATTACTTGGGTCAAAACTTTCGTCTAATCTTGAAACACCAAAACCTAATCTTGAACCAACATTATCAGGATTTGGAATTATTTCCTCGTCTGCATTATCACTAATACCTGAACCAAATCTTAATTCCATTTTATCATCTTCACGAACTCTTGTTGTAAATCTTCTCGCTGCTTTGATAAGTTTTAATAAATAAGGTGTGTCATTTTTAAATTCTGATAATGAAGGGTCATTGAGTGATGAATTCTCTTCATCTTCAAATACGGTATCTTGTGCTAAAAATGGAACTTCATAGTATTTGTTGTCTTGACTATCTCTTACATCTACGATTGATGTAACTTTATCATTAGATAAAACAATCTTGTCAAACTCTTTTGCATTAGAAAATATAAAATCTTCTTCTTCTCTAACACCTGATTGTGCTAAACCTTTTTTCTTTAATCTATAATTTGTCGGAATATCACCAGAAGCAGGTTTTAACAATTCTACTTCCATTGTATCTAATGAACTTGATACTTTAAAATCAACATCATCTAATAATGTAAACTCTGTTCCGTTGTTTGCTAACACGGTAGAATTAGATTCAATCTTTCCTGCAAAATCTAAATTAGGTTTGTAATTGTTAGCGTCTATCGCTACGGCAGGAACATCAATAGTAAAAGTTAATTCTACTAATGCAGGTGTTGCTAATCTTGGTTTATATCCATATGATTGTGCAATCGCTAATACATTTTTTCTTTCTTCTGCAAATTGAATAAGTGTTTCTCTAAATTGATTATCAACATAGTAATTCAATACATCACCAACATAAGCAGCCATCTCAACAAACATCATACCTGGTGATGCTTCATTGAAATCATTGTATTGATTTGGGAAGTAAGATTTTGCAAACTCAATAAGATTTTCTCTAATATCTGTGAAATCTCTACCAAGATAATTTACTTCTTTTGATAATGTTTTTTTATTTGTTCCGTAGTCGGACATTGTTATTCTCCAATTCTAAAGTCAAAGTTTAATATTTCTATTGTGTCTGGATTTAAAGGGACTGAAAATTCAACTTGAACATTGACTTGATTTTGTTCTTGTATAGTGAATACATTTATAATGTTTATGTAAGGTAAAAAATTATCGACTGATGAACGAATAGCTTCCTCAATTCTATTAGGAATATCTTGCCCTTGTTCAAATACAATATTTTTTAAACGACTTCCAAAATTCGGCTGAAATATTCTTTCACCGGGTGTTGTCAACAATAAGTTTCTTAGATTTGATTTTGATTGGTCTAATACTGTTTTTGATTTGTAAAAAAATCCCTCAGGACTATATCCTAATGGAAATTTAATACCAACATACTTGTCGTCATTTCTATCTATTTCTCTTACACTTCTAGCCATTATGGTCTGTAATTACCTTCACCTTTTTTCTTTTTATCTATTGCTTTCATCAAACCAGAATAATCACGAGTTAATGCGTTTTGAACATCTTCAGGAACTTGGTCTACTGAAACACCTGCTTTCTTGATTGTATCAACCGCTCCCATTTCTCTCGCTCTTTCATCATTACTACCCATACCTAAATCTCCGTATCCTAATACTTCTGCCATATTGTCAGAACCTAAGACACCACCGCCTAATGTTGGATAGTCTTCTTGTTCTTGACTACCTAATGGTTTGGTGTTATTCAATACCTCGTTTAACGCTTTGTTTTTCGTGTATTGTTTTTTTGGTTTTTTGATAACCCTTTTAGGTTTAGGTTTAGAAATCGTTTCTGATAATTTGATTTCTTTTTCTTCATTAATAAATATCTCGCTCAGTTGTTTTTTGACTTCTTTACGAACAACTAATTCAATAATATTTCTTAACTTATTTTTATCCATCACTTACTCCTTTTGTTTTAAATAAACTTTGATAACTTCTAGCTGTATCCGCTGAACCAATGATACTACTTTGTTCTGAAACTTGGTTTTCAAAACTACTTAATCCACCATTATTAATGTATCGTTCTAAATCCTCATCACTCGCGCCATCTATAACACTTTTTAAATCTGCTACTCCGTCAAAGTTATCAAAACTTCCGTCAGCTAATAGACTTTGAACACCACTTACATTTGGTGGTGCACCATTTAAAGCGTTTTGTAATTCAGATGCTTTCTGTATTTGTTCTCCTGCAGCTTTTTCTAATTCTTCTAATTTTTTAATTTGTTCATCTGTGATGTTTGACACATCATCAATGATACCTGCAAATCCACCAGGTATTGGTAGAACTGCTTTTATCTCTTCAATAGTTTTTGTTTCCATTAATGACTTACTTATAAACTCTAATCCAAGTGTAGCCGTTATAAAATCTTCTGCTCCTTTTAAACCTTTAACAATTTCTTTAACACCTAATGCTAATGTAAGTGGATTAGATAATTTAGGAACACCAAGAGTCATACCTTTTAAAAATAATTGTAGTCCCATTACTTGTTTTAAAAATCCTATCATATCAAGCTGTCCAAAAGGTATTCCGTCTTTTGTTTTATTTAAAATCATACCACCATTTAATATGTTGTTTATGATTTGACTATTTTCAGGTTTAAATTCTATTTTATCCTTTGCTTGTATTAAAACATCTCCGTCAATAGAATTTAGTCTTATGTCTTTTTGTGCAAAAACCGCAACCACATCTGATTTAGCATTCAATACAATTCTATCTGAGTCTCCAACTAATTGTGGTAAGTCATAATCTCTTTCAATAAAACTTAAAGAAGGTTCTGAATAATCAACATACTCACCTGTTGTTAAATAAAGTGATGATAAATCTGTTTCTAAATTTTCCTCTGCACCTTGTGTTCCTGCAACTATTTTAATATTAGGTGAGTCTACATACTCATCTTTTTCTAAATCTTCTTGATTACTACCTAATCTTATTGTATTACCAAATCTACCTTGTATTATGGTATCGCCCTCAAAAGGAATTAATTTAGTTGGATTAGTATCCTCAAAATAATTACCTTGTGTATAATCCTCTACATTTTTATTACTATTTAAAACTGCGTCAGATACTTTTATCGTATCATTATTTTCTTTTCCACCTGGACTACTTTCGTTAAATTTTTCAAAGTTTACATCATTAACATCTTCATTGACTTGTCCGATATAATATCTTCTACCTTCAAGATTGATACCTAACCATAGTTCGCCGACAATCGGTTGTTGTAAAATATTTGAATTCAA